CAACAATTGTCTGCTGGTTTTGGTCGTGGAGTACAGATGGGTGTCAAAATGTCACCGGCAGTCAAAAGAATTGGTTGTTCCAACTTAAAGACTTTGATTGAAGGTGACAAATTAACCATACCAGATTTTGACACCATCTCACAATTAACAACATTTGTAGCCAATAAGACTTCTTTTGCGGCAGAAGATGGTGCAAACGATGACTTAGCTATGACACTTGTTCTTTTTGGTTGGGCTGCAACACAGAAATACTTCAAAGAAATTGTAAATCATGACATTCGTAAACAAATACAATTAGAAAACATGAACCAGATTGATGAAGAATTGGTGCCAGAACCTATTATTGACAATGGTTTACAACACTCATTTGAAGTTATGGACGGAGATTTATGGGAATTGGCAGACGGATCTGAAACTTATTCTAAATTCATTAAAGATGCCATGAGGAATCTCTAAATATGAACCATCATAAATATCATTATGGTATCTAATTGCCAAATAACATAATAATCAAGGAGATAACAAAATGGCATTTCAAATCTCTCCAGGCGTAAATGTATCTGAAGTTGACTTAACCACAGTAATACCTTCAATACTGTCTACATCCGGTGCCTTTGTTGGTAACTTCACATGGGGTCCAGCAGAATCTATAAAAAATATTGATAGTGAAATTGCTTTAGCATCTAATTTTGGAAAACCAGACACAAATACTGCAATTTCTTTCTTTACTGCTGCAAGCTTTTTAGCATACGGTAATAATCTTAAAACTGTCCGTGCAGTAGGTGATGCTTGTTACAATGGTATATCAAATGCAGGTGGTTCATCCACACAAATTAAAAACGAACAAGCTTTTGATGCATCTTATCTAAATCAAAATAATGCAAATGCAATTGGTCCTTTTGTTGCCAAATATCCTGGTGCATTAGGTAACTCAATTACTATTTCTTTATTGGATGCTGGTGGTACTTTTAGTACTTGGACAGTAAACAGTATAGGCGTTTCAACATATTTTACTGGTGCACCAGGTACATCCGTACAAGCTACCGCTGCAGGTGCAACAAATGATGAAATGCACATCATTGTTACTGACGCAGGTGGTTTAATTACTGGTACAAAAAATACAGTTCTTGAAGTATGGCCATATCTATCAAAAGCAAGTGATGCCGTTGATGCATTAGGCAATTCAAATTACTACAAAAATGTTCTCTACAGAAGTTCGAGATACATTTATGCTGCTGATCCAGTAGACTACGCAAATACTGTAGCTACATGGGGTCAAACTATGAGTGGTACAACATTTAGAACAGTCAACGGTGCTCAAACTTACCGTTTGACAAAAGGTGCCGATGCAACTCCAACCGATGCAAACATTGAAACAGCTTGGGATTTATTTGGAAATGCTGAAGAAACTGACATTTCTCTTGTTGTTACAGGAAATGCATCAACAACAGTACAGCAATATGTAATTGATAATATTGCAAATGCAAGAAAAGATTGTGTAGCATTTATTTCTCCACCATCAGCTTCTGTTGTTAACAATATTGGAGATGAAGCAGACGATATTATCACATGGTATGGAAACTTAAACCGTACATCTTCATATGTTGTTTCAGACTGTGGTTGGAAATATACATTCGACAAGTATAACAATGTATACCGTTGGGTACCACTAAACGGTGACGTTGCTGGACTTTGCGTATACACAGATAACATTCGTGATCCATGGTATTCACCAGCTGGTTTAAACCGTGGTTTTGTTAAAAATGTTGTCAAACTGGCATGGAATCCAAATAAATCTGAAAGAGATACTTTGTATTCTAAAGGTATTAATCCAGTCGTTTCTATTGCTGGTTCAGGCATTGTTTTATTTGGTGACAAAACTTTACAAGATAAACCATCGGCCTTTGATAGAATTAACGTTCGCCGTTTGTTTATTGTTCTTGAAAAAACAATTGCTCGTGCAGCAAGATATTCATTGTTTGAATTTAACGATGAATTTACCCGTGCTCAATTTGTAGCTTTAGTTACACCATTCTTGCGTGATGTTCAAGGTCGCCGTGGTATCTATGACTTCCGTGTTGTTTGTGATAATACTAATAACACAGCTGAAGTTATTGATTCTAACCGTTTTGTTGGTGATATTTACATTAAGCCTGCTCGTTCAATCAACTTTATCCAGTTGAACTTCGTTGCTGTTAGAACTGGTGTTGATTTTAGTGAAGTCGTTGGTAGATTCTAATAAATAATTCAACGATATAGGAGAAAAGAATGGCATTCAATGTAGCAGAATTTAGATCTAATATGATAAGTGACGGCGCACGCCCAAATTTATTTGAAGTAACTCTCACAATTCCAACTCTCGTAGATAATGCAATTGCAGCTTCACAGAAATCAGTTTTTATGTGCAAAACAGCTCAGTTGCCAGGTTCTACAATTGGTCAAGTGCCACTTTATTACTTTGGTCGTGAAATTAAATTTGCAGGCAACCGTACATTTGCTGATTGGTCAGTTCAGATTCTTAACGATGAGGACTTTACAATTCGCAATAGTATGGAAGCATGGATGAACGCAATCAACAGTCACGGAACAAACCTTCGCAATCCAGCTGCAAGAGGTCCTAGCGGATACACAGTAGATGCGATTGTTAAACAGTTTGCAAAGACTGGTGAAATATTGAAAACATATAAATTTGTTGGTATGTACCCATTAGATTTGGCACCAATTGATTTAGATTGGGGTTCAAATGATACCATTGAAGAATATGCGGTAACCTTTGCATATCAATGGTGGGAATCAGATACTACAACTTAATTTTATTATACTACAGAAGGGGCTTCGGCCCCTTCTATTATGCATTTTTTGATTTGGATATAAAACAATATGGCAAATAAATTTTCACTCTTTGGTTTTAGCATTGCACGAAACAAATCTGAACAAGATGAGGAAGTGCAACAATCTTTCACGCCTCCATCAAACGATGACGGCGCACTTACTATTACTTCTGCCGCTTATTATGGAACATATGTTGATCTAGATGGCACAGCAAAAAATGATGTAGAACTTATTACACGATATCGTGAAATGGCAATGCAACCAGAAATTGAATCTGCCATTGATGATATTGTTGGTGAAGCAATTTGCCAAGATGATAATGGAAAAACAATTGATATAGTTTTAGATGGCTTAAAACAACCAGATAAAATTAAAAATTCTATCAAAGAAGAATTTAAAACTATATTGAGATTGTTAAACTATAAGAATATGTCACAAGATATATTCCGTAGATTTTATGTTGACGGTCGTTTATTCTATCATATGATTATTGACCGTGAAAATCCAATGCAAGGTATTAAAGAACTACGTTATGTTGATCCACGCAAACTTAGAAAAGTTCGTGAGATTAAAAAAGTAAAAGATCCAAATACCAATGTAGAAATACAAAAAGTGGTAAATGAATACTACATCTACAATGACAAAGTAACAACAGGAACATCATCCAATTTTGGTCCTGTTGGTGTTAGAATCACAACAGACTCTATTGTAAATGTACTATCTGGTTTAATGGATTCACGTAGAGCAATCGTTCTTTCTTATCTACACAAAGCAATCAAACCATTAAATCAGTTGCGTATGATTGAAGATGCAACTGTTATCTACCGTATTTCTAGAGCACCAGAACGCCGTATATTCTACATCGATGTAGGTAATCTTCCTAAGTTAAAGGCAGAACAATACCTTCGTGATATTATGGTCAAGTACAAGAACAAACTTGTTTATGATGCAAACACAGGTGAAGTTCGTGATGACCGTAAATTTTTATCGATGATGGAAGATTTTTGGTTACCACGCCGTGAAGGTGGAAAAGGTACAGAGATCGATACATTACCTGGTGGACAAAACTTAGGTGAACTGGAAGATGTTAAATATTTTGAAAAGAAATTATACAAAGCACTTTCTGTTCCTGTTTCTCGTTTAAATCCAGAAACATCAGGTTTCTCTCTCGGTCGTTCAAATGAAATTACCCGTGATGAATTAAAGTTTTCTAAATTCGTAGATCGTTTACGCAACCGTTTTTCAGATCTTTTTGATCAAGCATTAAAAGTACAATGTATTCTTAAAGGTATTTGTACCAAAGAAGAATGGGAAGAATTTAGAGAAAACATTACATATGATTTCATTAAAGACAATAACTTTAAAGAACTTAAAGAAGCTGAGTTGATGAAAGAGCGTCTTGGTTATCTACAATTACTTGATGTATATACTGGTCGTTATTTCTCACAGACATGGATACAAAGAAATGTTCTGCGATTTACTGACGATGAAATCAAGACAATGCAAGAAGAAATGGATGAAGAAAAAGAAGCAGGTCTTGGTCTGCCAGTTGGTGTTACCAATGATGTGGCACAAGCACAACTTATGGCACAAGTACCAAGTCAACCAACACATCCAGATGATATTCAAGCACAGCAAGATTTAGCCGCAGCACAAGCAAAACAATCTTCTACCAATGAAGAAAAAACTTTTCATAAGTTAAAACGCATATTATAAATATTTTGATTGAGGAACTATTATGACAGACATTACTAAACAAATTGTTGATTATGCACAAAATGATGATGCCGTTCAATTTAGACAGGCATTATATTCTTCTATTCACGATAGAGTTACTGCACATTTAGATGCGGCAAAACAAGCGGTAGCACAAAATTATTTTAATAATAATGAAGAAGAAGTAGAAGAACCAACAGAAACAAACATTGAACCAGATTTAGCAACTGCACAGGATACACCAGTTGAAAACACTTAAAGAACTTAGAACTGAAGCAGTATATTCAACTATGGAACCTCCATCTGTATTATTGATGAAAAGAGTTTCTGTTAGGCAGTTTGCTGATGGTCGTAGAGTAGCTCTGTACCGTATAGACAAATTAAATAAATATGTAACAATACCATATGGCAATTTAGCTTGGTCTGGCCAAGCGCCAATACAAGCAGAGGAAACAGAGGAATAAAAAATGGCAAACAGATTTTCTTATCAAATTTTAAAAGATGATACACAAACTGCGGTTATTAAATTAACTGGAGCGTTTGATGGTTCTGGTCAAGAAAGTAATGTAGCACGAATTCAAGCAAATACGCTCTATGGCGCATTAGCAACAAATAGTTTTCCTGTAGCTAATGTTCATGGTGGTGCTGCAAATACGACACTATCGTATTATGGTCTGACTGTCAATCGTGTTTGGTATGATACAGATACGGGCAGCGGTAGTGTTGAATTGTATTGGAGAGATATATCAAGTGCAAGTCCAGAAAATGGTGTTCCTCTATTATTCTTGCAAGGCAATGGTGAGTATGATGGTGCCGGTAACTGGATCACAATTAAAAATCCTACAGTAACAGCAAATAATAATGGCGATATTGCTATTGTTACAAAAGGTCAAGTATCTAATGCAACATATACAATTATTTTAGAACTACGTAAAGATAATGCACATTATCAACGTGGTCAATTTAATGATCCTGCTGCATTTAACTATGGTGCATATTCGTTAAAACCATAATGAAAGATTTTATTTCTAAAATTTTGGAAGGCAATGTTTTAGAAGCAAAAGAAATATTGCAGAAAAAAATAGATGAGTTGGCAGACGATAAGTTAACTCATAAAAAAGCTGAAATTGCTTTGTCTATGTTTGATGGTTTAGATGAAGCAAATGTTATGAAAATGGGACGAACAAAAGTAATTAAGGTTCGTTTTAGAAGAAATTCAAAAGGTCGTATAGTAGTACAAAGACGTAAAAAGTTGTCAGCCATAAAAGGTTATACAACAAGAGGTGGCAAATTGGTAAGAATGACACCTGCTGAGCGTAGAAACCGAAAGTTGGCAGCAAGAAGAAGTAAATTTAAACGCCGTGCTAAGCTTAGACAATCTATAAGAAAAAGAAGTCTTACTATGCGTAGACGGTCATCAATGGGATTATAAAGATGAAACTCATCAAAGAAATTACCGAAACAGTTAGTTATCTGGTTGAAGAATCAGATGGCAAAAAGGCTTTGCATATCGAAGGACCTTTTCTAGTTGCAGAAAAGAAAAATCGAAATGGTAGACTGTACGAATACAATACCATGAGAAAAGAGGTCGCTCGATATACAGAGGAATACATTGACAAGAAGCGTGCGTTTGGTGAATTAGGACATCCAGAAACACCAACAATTAATCTTGATCGTGTATCTCACATGATTGTATCATTGAGAGAAGATGGTACACAATGGGTCGGTAAAGCAAAAATCTTAGACACACCTATGGGTAATATCGCCAGAAGTCTTATTGAAGGTGGCGCACAATTAGGTGTATCGTCAAGAGGTATGGGTTCTTTAAAAATGAACAAAGAAGGTATTAATGTTGTTCAATCCGATTTTTATCTAGCCACAGCGGCAGATATTGTAGCAGATCCTTCCGCACCAGGTGCATTTGTACAAGGTATCATGGAAGGTAAAGAATGGATGTTAGTAGATGGCGTTTGGACCGAAGTAGATCATTCGAGAGCAATAAAAGAAGTCAAACAGGCTTCAAGACAGGATATCGAAAAAGTAAGTCTACGCATATTTGAAAACTTCATTAAAAAACTTTAATTATAAATATCCAATATAAATCAAGGAGATTTTCAAAATGGCAAAATTTAATCTGTCTGAAGCCGCTAAAGAAATTCTGAATGCCTCTGTTGCATCCAAAAAGGGTGGCCAAGATAAATCAGAAAAATTGTCCGGCGATGTTGCTTACGGTACTAAAGAAGTTGGTGATATTGGTACAGAAGTTACCAAAACAACCGATGCAGGTCCAGATGCAACCAAAGGTACACCACAAGCAACACCACCAGGTGCAACACCACCAGTTGGTTCCGAGCCAGCAAAGAAAATTACTGGTCAACCAGGTCAAACTGGTTCTGTAGAGCAGCCAGAAGGTAAAGCCGCTAAACAGAAATTTGAAAAGAATCCAGGTGCTACATTCCAATCTTACGGTGAAGAAACAGAAACCGAAGAAGAAGTAGTTGCTGAAGAAAAAGAAGAAAAGCATGAAGATGAGGCACAAGATAAAGCTCTCATCAAGAAAATGATGAACAAAGAAAAAATGAAAGAAGATATTGATGCACTTCTTTCTGGTGAAAATCTTTCAGAAGAATTTGTTCAGAAAGCTTCCACAATTTTCGAAGCAGCAGTTATTGCTCGTGCAGAAGAAGTTATTGCTGAAGCAGAAGCACAACTGGCAGAACAATTCGAAGCAGCAATCGAACAAGTTAAAGAAGATTTGGCATCTAAGATTGATGACTATCTAAACTATATGGTCGAAGAATGGATGAAAGACAATGAAGTTGCAATCGAGCAAGGTCTCCGTGCTGAAATTACCGAAGACTTCATTGGTGGTCTGAAGCAGTTGTTTGAAGATCATTACATCGACATTCCAGAAGATAAAGTTGATATCGTTGGTGAACTTACCGGTAAAGTTGGTGAGTTGGAAGAGTCACTCAATGAGCAAATTAATCGTGGTATCGAACTTCAAAAAGAATTGAATGAGAAGAAAAAAGTTGAGGCTATCTACACAGCGTGTGAAGGCCTGACTCAAACCCAGGTAGAAAAACTAAAATCACTCGCAGAGGGTGTTGAGTACACTACCGAAGAAGAATTTGTTACCAAAATGAATACTTTGAAAGAGTCATATTTCAAGGCAGAAGTTAAGGTTGCAGATTCATCAGATTTAAATGACGAAACTCCTATTGAAGAAGATAAGAAGCCAACAACTTCTGTCGATCCTTTGATGGAAGCTTATACTAAAGTAATTTCACAAACTTTGGTTAAATAATTAACCGTTTTTTTAAACAAAAGGAAATAAAATGTACTTAACAGAAGAACTTCAATCCAAATGGAAGCCAGTTCTGGAGCATCCAGAGTTGGATTCTATTAAAGATCCATATAAGAAAGCTGTTACAGCTCTCGTATTGGAGAATCAACAACAAGCAATGAATCAAGACAGAATGTCTTTGATGGAGGCAACTGCATCTGCTCCAACAAACGTTACTGGTTCTGGCATTCAGAACTTTGATCCAATCTTGATTAGCTTGGTTCGCCGTGCGCTGCCAAACCTGATTGCGTATGATGTTGCTGGCGTTCAGCCAATGACAGGTCCAACAGGTCTGATTTTCGCAATGCGTGCTCGTTACGCTACACAAGGTGGTGGTGAGGCATTCTACAATGAGGCAAACACAGTATTTTCTGGTGCTTCATCTGCTGCTAACCCATACGGTTTCCGTGGTACAACAACACCAGATAATGACATCCTAACAAATCCAATCGCAGATTTGACTGCTAACGCATTTACAACTGGTATTGGTATGCCAACAGCAACTGCTGAAGCTCTTGGTTCTGACGCTGGCGCAGCTTTCAAAGAGATGGCATTTAGCATTGAGAAAGTTTCCGTAACTGCTCAGTCACGTGCTCTGAAAGCCGAGTACTCACTTGAACTCGCTCAAGACCTGAAGGCAATTCATGGTCTGGATGCTGAAACAGAATTGTCTAACATCCTGTCTACAGAAATCCTTGCAGAGATCAACCGTGAAGTTATCCGTACAATCTATCTGTCTGCTGTTGCAGGTGCTCAGTATGGTGTTACTACTGCTGGTAATTTTGACCTTGACACAGATTCTAACGGTCGTTGGTCAGTTGAGCGTTTCAAAGGTCTGATTTTCCAAATCGAGCGTGATGCAAACGTTATTGCAAAACAGACTCGTAGAGGTAAAGGTAACGTTCTGATCGTTTCTTCAGATGTTGCTTCTGCAATGGCAATGGCTGGTGTTCTTCAGTACACACCTGCTCTGTCTGCTGACCTGCAAGTTGACGACACAGGCAACACATTTGCTGGTATGTTGCATGGCCGTATCAAGGTTTACATTGATCCATATTTCGGTGGTTACACAAGCAACCAAGAACTGGTTACAATCGGTTACAAAGGTGCTTCTCCATATGACGCAGGTCTGTTCTACTGCCCATACGTTCCTCTGCAAATGGTTCGTGCTGTTGACCAGTTTACCTTCCAACCAAAGATTGGTTTCAAGACTCGTTACGGAATGGTACCAAACCCATTCGCTAAGGGTCCTTTGGCAACAGGTGCTGGAACTTCTCAGATTACGCCACGTAGCAACGTCTACTATCGTATTTTTGCAGTTAAGAACCTGATGTAATATTAAGTCACCGTAGAGTGATAGTTAAAAGGACCTCTTCGGAGGTCCTTTTTTTTTGGCTCATAAATAGTAATATGAGCGAAATACTATTAATGTCTGACCTACTGGACATTCGTTCCAGAAAAATTAAAGAATTGGAATTCTATAACCAACAGTTAAAAGAACTCCAGTTAAAGATGGTATTCATTCAACAAGAAATAACTCTAACAAACAAAATCATAAACATGATAGAAAAAGAAACTGTCATAGATATTGGTTTACATATTAAGAAAACTCTGTAATTATGGATGCTACCACAAGAGTCCCGCAGAATACCAATTATCTACAACCTACCAAATTTCTATTGACATTTGAAAGGACCAATTCGGTTCAATACTTTTGTCAGGCAATAAACCTACCCGGAATCAGTTTAGGACAGGCCCCAATCAATCTTCCAACTGCCGACATATATGCACCTGGTAACAAAATAACATACAATCAACTGAATATAGACTTTAATATTGATGAGAACCTAGACACTTGGAGACATCTCCATGACTGGTTTCTTTCTATAGCTTCTCCTACTAGTTTTGATGAAAGAAAAAGACTTACTTCTCTACAGAACCGATATACCAGAACCGAAAGAACGGCATTAAAGAATTATTCTGATGCCACTTTAACCGTTTTAAATAATTTGAACAATCCAAAATTGAGAGTTAGATTCGTTAATGCATTTCCTATCTCTTTATCAGACTTACAGTTTGATACCAAAATGTCTGCGGATGATATTATGACCGCAACGGCAACCTTTACTTACGATTACTTTGAATTTGAATCTCTAACATAAAGCTTGACTTCTAACATCTTTTATGTTAGATTATAGGTTTAATGTTACTTTTTTATTATAAATTATGGAAACTTTAGAACACGTATTGAAGAATTGGGAAACAGACACAGATATTGACCAGACTGAACCTGGAAAAGAACTGTTGAAGATACCTAAACTCCACAACAAATATCTTGCAATACTTACCAAACATAAGATTGCCTCAAAAAAGGCACAGTTTGATTACTTGCGTATGCGGAAAATAAAGTGGGAATACTACACAGGTAAAATGTCTCAAGAAGAACTGCAAAGTTACGGGTGGGAACCATTTCAATTTACTTTGAAATCTGACATAACCACATATCTTGAGGCAGACGGAGATTTGATTAAACTTCTAGAAAAGAAAGTATACCATGAAGAAACTATTTCTGTTTTGGAATCTATTCTGAATGAATTGAAACAGAGAACATGGCAATTGCGTGACTTTATATCGTGGGAAAAATTCATAGGAGGACAATAAATGTCTTTTTTAGTTGTTAATATACCACCAATAAAATGTTTTGTACGCAAAGAGTTTCTTTATAACCATGAAAAAGGTCATGGAGAATTAGAACCTTGTGTATGGATGACCGCAAAAGCAATTAAAGGTCAAGCGTTTCGTATTGAATGTATGTTAACTGACTATGGTGCTTTGTTTGATAAACTGCCAATTTCAGCTTATGTTTGGAAATCTGTAGATCAACATTTACCTTTAGATCATTTGCAAATATGGGATTGCCTCTCATATGATATGGCGGTCATAGAAAAATCTAATTTGCGTGGACTTAAAGTAAAATATTTTGGTAAAGACAAACAATTTTATTTTGGTAAATACCTTTTTACAATAGATTTTGCAGCACCAGATTTAAATAGAATTGACACCAGTTTTTCAGAAGGTGTTCAAGAACATAAATCTTATAACTTTATACAACTAGACAATGGTCAATTTGCCTGTCAACCAAACAATAGATGTTTGTGGTATGATGTATCACTTGTTCCTCCAGTTACAAAAAATCCTGATTTTAAAATACCCACAGAAATATATTCGGTAGAAAATGTTTCTAAATGGAGTGTTGGTACTCCAGATTCATGGTTCTATCAATTTGATAAAAAAGAATGAGTGATTTATTAATTAACAAAGTCAATGAGGTATATTTAAAGGTAACTTGTGAGAAACATTTTGCAAAAGAGTTATCAGAATACTTTACATTTTTCGTACCAGGATACCAATTTGTTCCTGCATATCGTAATCGAATATGGGATGGAAAGATAAGACTTTTTGATTTAAGAAATAATTGCCTCTATATCGGATTACTTTCTTATCTTCAACTGTTCTGTAAAGAAAGAAATTACACTTTTGAAATACAAGATAATCTGGATGTTCAAGATGAATTTTCAGTATATCATGCACAGAAGTTCGCAGAATCACTTAATTTAGAATCAGCAGGTCGGCCTATAACGGCAAACGAACATCAGATCAAAGCATTTATTCATGTGATGCAACAACGCAGAGCTTTGATATTATCTCCTACCGCTTCTGGTAAATCTCTCATAATTTATCTAATCGTAAGACAATTATTAGATTATCAAAAACTTAAAGGCCTCATAATTGTACCAACCACTTCTCTTGTGGAACAATTGTATTCTGATTTTTCTGATTACGGTTTTGATTCACAGAATAATGTACATAGAATATATCAAGGTAAAGAAAAAGAATCAACACTTCCTGTAATTATTTCTACATGGCAATCGTTATATAAATTACCAAAAGAATATTTCGAACAGTTTGATTATATCATAGGTGATGAAGCACACCTATTCAAAGCACAATCTCTAACAACGATACTTACTTCTTGCACAAAAGCCAAATATAGAATAGGTCTTACTGGTACTTTAGATGGTACAAAAACACACAAGTTAGTATTAGAAGGTCTTTTTGGTGAAGTAGAAAAAGTAATATCAACTAAAGAACTTATCGACAAAGGCAAACTATCAAACTTTGATATTAAATGTTTGGTCATAAAACATACAGATGAAGATTGTCTTAAACTGAAAGACAAAACATATCAAGATGAGATCAAGTATCTAATAGAAAATGAACAGAGAAACAAGTTCATAAAAAATCTTGCGGTATCTTTACAGAAAAATACTCTCGTACTATATCAGATGGTTGACAAACATGGCAAGATATTATACAATTTAATTAAAGATACAAAAAATATAGGCGAAAGAAAAGTATTCTTTGTACATGGCGGAGTAGAAGCCGAAGATAGAGAAGAAATAAGAAAAATTATGGAGATAGAAAATGATGCCATCATCGTGGCATCTTTTGGTACTTTTTCAACAGGTATCAATATTAAAAATCTCCACAATATTATTTTTGCAATGCCAACAAAGTCTACGATTCGTACTCTACAAAGTATTGGTCGTGGATTAAGACAGAATGAAGGTAAAGAAGTTGCAACACTCTATGACATTGCAGATGATTTAAGATACAAAAAACATATGAACTTTACACTAAAACATTTCATTGAAAGGACAAAGATATATAATGAAGAGCAGTTTCCTTTCAAGATTTATAAAATAGGATTAAAAAATGGATAATATCAAAATGGTCAGGTTACAGAATGGCGAAGATATTATCGGAACAATATCCAGTAATACTAGTGGTGTTTATAATGTATCGCATCCTATGGTAGTTGAAATAACATCTCGTAATGGGATGCCAATATTAGGAATGACACATTGGTTGCCTGTACAACTAGTTAAAACAAACGAAGTTACTCTTACCGATAAAGATATATTGTGCATGATTGAACCATCGGAAGACTTCATTGAATATTATAATAATACTGTGAAAAAAATATCTGACCTATTAAAAGCAAAAAAAATTATTAAAGATCAGATAGAAGATCCTGATACCTTTGAAGAAGATATCGAAGAAATTATGAATCATCTTAGAGATATGCCTGGTGATAAAGATATAATCCATTAATATATTTCATCCGAGCACACCGAGACTTTACACCTTTGTCAACACTTTGTCAATAACATTATGTGGTAATTATGAAAAAAGAAAAACACTATATCAATAACGCAGACTTCCTACAGGCCTTAGTGGACTACAAGAAGGCCAAAAAACTTGCAAAGAAGAATAAGACAGAAGAACCTCCTATACCAAATTACATAGGAGAATGTTTTATGAAGATTGCAGAAGGTCTGTCTCACAAACCTAACTTCATAAACTATACCTATCGTGATGAAATGATTTCAGATGGCATTGAAAACTGTTTGATGTACTTTGACAATTTTGATCCCACCAAATCTAAAAATCCATTTGCATACTTTACACAGATAATTTACTTTGCTTTTCTCCGTAGGATACAAAAGGAAAAGAAACAGTTATATGTCAAGTATAAGTCCACAGAGATGTTTGGTATTCTAGATGAATATGAAATGATGGAATTGGAAGATGGTACAACTAGACAGTTTGAATTATATGAGAATATTGCCGAATTCATTGAGAATTATGAAGAAGGTAAAAAGGCTAAGAAAACGGCAAAGAAGATAAAAGGTATTGAAAAGTTCTTAGGAGAGTGATATCATGTATAAAGTTAGTTGGTGTGGAAAAGATGAATGTTTTAGGTTTTTTAAATACTTTAAAGATATAACCGATGCAGCTAAATTTGCAGAAGAAATGTCAAAAGACTTTGTTATAGAGATTAAATATGAAAATAGCGATAATAACCGATCAACACTTTGGAGCAAGGAACGATTCACAGCACTTTCTTGATTATTATGAAAAGTTTTATTCAGGAGTATTTTTTCCACATCTTGACAGTAATGGCATCGATACTGTCCTTATACTCGGTGATACGTTTGATCGTAGGAAATATGTAAACTTTTATTCACTCAAAAGGACAAAAGATATGTT